TAATATTAAAATCCATCTGGTCTTTTGCTGCATTATCATTTGATTTTTTATAGATTGCAGAATAAACTTTATCTCTTCCTGTTGCTTGATATAATGGAGTGGCTGAAAATATTACCTCTGTTGAACTTGTATTATTAGCAAATTGAAATTCTGAATCATACAATCTATCTCCATATCCTTCATTATATCTTTTACGATAATTCTCATTATAGTAATCATTATCAGGCTTATATTTAAACTGATAGAATCTACTATTAAGTTCACTCATTGGTTTAATTGACCAAGCCTTTGACCTGTCTACCTTATTAGTCCAATCCTGTGTTGTTCCTGAATAGAAGTCAATATATGGCTTTATATGAAGTTTTTTCTCATCAAATTGGTCATCATAAACATAAAGATTGAACATTTTACAAATGCTTATGAAAAAATCCTTTTGATAAATTCCGTGTGGGATTGTATCATTAATTGTTATAACATCTCCATATCCTATGTTCACAGTTGTAGGTAATAAACTTATAACCTGTAATTGTCCACCATATTGTTGAATCTGTTGAACATTTGAAGTAATACCTACTCTTAATATATCATTCTGATTAAATGTAACGTTATTAATAGATAAATCAACATTAAAAAATGCAGGTAATGAAGCAACTGAAATTGTTTGTTGTTCTAATACTGCTGCACCTTTATATAAAGTAAATGTTGCAGTAGTTCCACTATGAACAGAATTAATTTGTCCAAATACTGAACATATTATTTCATCATTCATTGCAGCAGCAGGAGTATATGTAAATTCTTGATTACCTCCACCTAAAGTAAAATTTCCTAAAGTTGTTGCAGTATAATGAACATTTGAAGGATTATTATAAGTATTAGCAGTAGGATTTGCTGCCAAAGCAATATTTGAATATTTACTTAGTATCTTTTGATTACAAGGAATTATTAATCTTTTAAATAAATCAGTTTCTAACAATGGAAACTCCCAAGTGTAATCCGTTCCTGCTATTATCTTCTCTAAATACTCCTTAACATATAAAGCAGGTTTGAATGCTTCATACTGAAAATCTAAATCATTTGTAGTTACTCCTCCGATATCAATTAAAGGATAGTAAATACCATAACCGCTTACACTTGTCCAAGATGCTTCTATATTTTCGTGTGTCCAAGTTTCATCATAATCACTAAAATCTAAATTTTCAAGTTTAGATTTTCCTAAATCTGAAATAAAACCTCCTAAATCCCCATTGACATTACATTGATATTCTATTGTTCCTGACTGATTAACAATCTCTAAAATCCTAATAACACCTTTAAAGATTTGTATTTTGTCTATCAGTATTCTACATTGAGCAGTTTTAGCAGCATTAAAGTTTGAATTAACATTTGGCAAGGCATCGTTGGTAACATTAGCATTCCCTAAATCAAAAACAAAACCAAATATCTTGTTATTCTTAGCAGTACCTACTAAAGTTATTGTCTTGCTGAATGATGTATTCTTTGCACCAAAGTCATTGATATCATCTATCGTATAAGTAAAGTCAGTTGATATATCCTCAACCAAATCCACCTGATAATTCTCAATATATATTTCTGTACTAATCATCTGTATTGACTATTTATATATTTACCAACCTCAATATCCACCTCAAAATTAAATAGCTTATCACTTGATGCTAACTTATATTCATAATTAGTTGATGCGATTACACAAGGGAAATAACCAGATAATACCTCAATATAACAAATGCTTGAACCTACTAATTGAGCCAACCATTCATAATCGTTCTCACTTACCCAATCAGATATTAATTTCATTCTATCCTTATGTTGAATAGAATAGTTTAAGGTTGTTTCGTTATACCTATTGTAAGCATCCACATTTGACATACTGCTTCCAGATAACTGCCATTCACTTCTGCGATATGATGACCTTGTAAACTCTGTATTCCTTTTATTTACTAAAGCAAATTTCATAGTATCCCATCCACCCAATCTATTTAAAAAATGGATATTGTACTGCCTATGTTTAGGATAACATACTTGTTTAACTTTAACTTTACTTGTAACAAATGATGAGCCACCTGCAGAATAGTTAATATACAAATGATATCCGAATGTATCCTCAGTAATCAATGTACTTCCTGCAAATGTATTAATGGCTGCTCCCTGTAAGCTAAATAGATTAAACTCTCCAGACATCGTTAATCCTCCTGTATAGCTTGATAGCACACTACCTGCTTCATTTACCACATCAATAGTTGCAGTATATGTTCCCCCTGTTGTCTTTCTAAAATAGGATATGAAGCATTGGTCTCCAAACTCCATTTCTATCTTATCAAAATCCCTATCAGTTAGCCAATTATCTGCAAAGTTAGCAACCAATAGATTCTCATAGTAATCATCCAATACCAAAGGAATCTCATTACCAATATCAATCATATCAGCAAACAAAGGAGGGTAGTAATTATAAGCAGAGAAGCTACCACTTGCATCTGGCAATACCGCTATGCTTCCGCTAACCTCTTCTCTGACCTCCAATACATAATCAGTTTTCATCTTGTTATTTGACGATACAAGAATTGAACTTCCTGAAGGCTCAAAGTAATTTGATGTAAATGCCCTTACCACAGGAGCAGCATTAAATACTCCATAGTTTCCGCTTACATCTGGGAATACTTTTGACCTTGCAACTAAACTTCCATTTACCTTTACATCGTAAACGAATTTAAAATTGGTAGTTCCTGTATTCGTTGAAGATGAAACAAACCAAAGGTCTGTATGCATTGAAGAATATGTCGCAGGTGTGTCTAAAATCGTAATTGCCATTATTGTTCTTTTTGTATTCTATTAACTTGTATAGTTATATCTCCTTCCAATGCTACTGCTAAAGCATCTAAGAAATCTTTATTTTGTAACACCTTCAGAGCATCATCAAAATACCTTGTTGCCTTTAATCCATCTCTGTGTATTCCCCTTGCAATAGCAAATGCTAAACTTTTCTTTCCATCTATTGCTTTAGCTTCAACACCTAATTTTCTATATTTTTTAAATGTTACTGCCCTGCTTTTATTGAAGGCTAACCAATCCTGTATTGGTTTTACAGGAATACTCTTTTTACCAGACTTGTATGAATATGGTGTGCCTTGATTCTGTTTTTTATTCTTAGTTCCCCTTACACCCTTATTTACAAAGTCATAATACTTATCTGCCTTTGAGCCTATTGGATAACCAACCTCCAGAGTATATCCTCCAATATTATTCTGATAAACGATAGGTAAGGATAAATCAAATAGCTGACCAGAAGCAATGGCTTTAGATTTTGTTAAGTTTTCTTTAGCCTTCTCAGTAAATTCAAATCCAATATAATAAAGTATTTTTTCAAGCAATGGCAGGGCATTTGGGTCAACACTACTATACTGCGAATTAATCAAACGATTAAATTCTGCTGCAATTAATCCCTGTGCTTTTGCTTTATTCATCTAATATAAATGTCCAGAATATCCGAAAGTAACTGAAAAACCCCATCCAATTAAGGATAGGGGAAATAATCAGGCACTTGCTGAACTTATTTTTTAAAATCTCTCTCGGCTTTCAGGTAGGATAACGTATTTAAATATTCTATTATTTGAAGTTCAAATGCTTCATTATATCTGATATTGTGGAAATCGGCAACAATTTTGGAGCAATACTGCCATCCAAAATATTCAATAAATTTTGAACCTCCTTTTCTGCCTCCGAATGGCTCTTGCCCATCTCCACTATCTTCTGTATCAAATAACCCTTTGTAATTTCCATCCAATTTCTGTAAACTTGATAAAAAAAAACAATGGAATGGTAAACATCAACAAACCTTGCTTCAAGTAAATCTGTTGCATATTCTTCGTGTCTGGATGCATCATACTTATCCTCTCTCCAACCGAATATAGTTTTACGCATAGGGATAACCATTGATGCAGCCAACTTGTGAAGATTTGTCACGAGTTCAACAGAAAATACCTTGCTTTCAATGTATCTACCAGAAGGTAACTTCCTGACATCATAAACGCATTTATACCTCTTTCCGTTTACTTTTATGTACTTTACAGGTTTACCTTCGATAGATTCACTTAGGAATCCTATTTTAGCTTTCTCGTTGGCATATTCTTCAACAGATAGAGAATCCACTTGATTCTCTGTCCATCCGTTTAAAATGGCTATTAAACGCATATTCTGGTCAGTAGCATCCTCAATACCCAAAGCAGGTACTAATTGCTGATATTGAAATACATTAATCTTATCCCAAGACATTAGATTCGTTTTGGTCAGTTACTTGAAGATTTACATTCTTGCCCATTGCATTAAATAATTTGTTAATTACGTTTAATCTTGGGTTCGAGCCTCCCTCAATTCTGTTAATAGTTACAAAAGAGATTTTAGATTTCTCTTGCAACTGCTTCTGTGTTAGATTCAATGACTTCCTTGTTTCCTTTAATTGTGTTCCGATGTTCATATTTATTGTGTATTGATTTCTTCGTTAATTTCTTTAATCCGTTTCTCCAGATATTCTGCAAGTTCATTGCCTGAAAATAAAGTTTTCCCTTTTAGTGCATCAATAGCAAATAATAACATTGCTTCATAACTTCCTAATAGCTTAGCGTGTTTTGTGTAGATATCCATAGTTGTAGGTTTTAGCAAATATAATCTTTATTTTAATAATGTCTTAAAATTTTTGAATGTTTTTTCTACCTGAGTAACCTTATGTTTTATTCCTTTTTTGTGCAGGATTTCAGTTACCATCAGGATATCTTCGTGAGTGTGCAGGATTGTTTCGTTTGGACTTCTGGAGTACATTATAATAGGGTCTTTAAATGGACTGACTATTCCTACCCACATAGGCACTACCCTTGTTATCATTTTCTTTATTCCGTTAACTTGCTTAGTTACAAGACAGGTTTTTTCTGTTTGGATTGCGTATATCATTTTATTTTAGTTTTATCTGGATTCTCTCCTTTGTCATTAAATTTTACATATTCATAAAGGCTCAATATCTTATCAAAAACAGATTCATCATACCACATCCCATCGTGCATAAACATCTTTGATTCTCCTGTTATTCTCCAATGTGCGTTTTTGCGTTCCGCATTGCGGTTTATATACTCGCTGATTTTATGTGTAGTTTTCATAATTAATTAAATAGGTTATCTGCAAGGCAGAATAAAATTACCAATACTAATGCTCCGATAATGACTTGCTTCTGTGTTGCGTTCTCAATTAACTTTTCCATATTAGATTGATTTTAAAAAGTTAGAAATTACAGGCATTGTTGTTTCATTAATAGCTATTTCAACTGATTCGTAAGATGTTGACCTTTTGATGCCATTGTAAATTGTATTTACAAATACCATTCCTTCAATAATTGTTACTTCAGCAATTAGTCCTTTTGTGATGTTTAATGTTGTCATTTTGTTTTGTTTTATTGGTTTTGTTACACAAAGATAAACCTTTTGATAATACAAAAATCAATTTCCTAAACTTTTTTTTAAAATATTTTTTTGCTAAAGAATTTAGCTAAAGGAACGAGTACCTGCCTGAGCCTGTATTTTGGCTCAAATTCTGATATGCTAAAGCCAAAGCCATAACGCAGTCATCGTGGAATCCGCTTGGTGCAGAGTATTTAACCCCTGTGGCTGAATACTGATACTCAAAGACTTCTAACTCTTTAACGATATGCCCCTCTGGATATCCTATCTTTCTGCTTTGTATGGCAGTTTGTAGTCCTAACATTAATTGTTGCTTACTTACCTGTGTGAATTTTAATCCCATAATATGCCTACCCTCCCTTTGTAAGTCCTCAACAATAGGGTCTCCCACCCCTGTAGAATCAATTAGCATAGGTTTTTTAGGCAGTTGCAGGATAGCTTGTTTCGTGCTATTCCAATCCATTTGAAACCTATCAAAATAGGCTACATTGCCTCCAGAATCCAATCCTATGATAGCCGTGAAGTCTGTTGATTTAGCAAGGTCAATTCCAAAGCTAACTATCTCCCTTGTTGATAATGGTTGTATGCAACTTCTAATTTGAGAAGAGCCAAAAGGATTCGCTGCGTTCTCCATTGGGTTAGCCATATATTCCTGTTCAAAAACTGCTTCTGGTAGTTGTGTTCTTGCCTCGTCTATTTCAGTCTTGTCTATGTATGGATTATCATAGGTAGTAAACTTAAATGATTCCCAACCTTGCTCATCTTTCATAAATAGGCTATAGAAATAATTCTTACCTCTTGGTGTGGATAGGAATAATGCTCGTCCCTTATAATCTGTTAATGTGGGACGGATTGAATTTAGCCATCCTTGTTCAAGGTCAGGAATAAATGATGCTTCATCCACAATAACCCAATGGAACTTGCGACCTCTTAAATTATCCAATCTTTCTCCTGTAAAAAATTCAACTGAGCCACCATTCGGAAATGATAACTTTAAATCAGATTTGTTATTTAAAAAAGGTAGTGCGTGAATTAATCTGTTAAAGAATACTTTAGCAAGTGAATATGTTGGTGTGATGTAAGCAATCTGTTTCCCCTGTACTGCTTCTGTAATTATCTTAATCTGTGATAGTTCCGATTTACCAAACCTTCTGCCACACATAACCACAATAAACCTTGCTTCTGATTCAAGTATTTTGTCTTGATTGATATGTGCTTCAGGTACTTCAATTATCATAATATGGTCTTGCCCTTGACAAATACAACCTCTATCTTATTATCGCTTGTAATATCCATCTGTTCTTTTGGCTTTCCATAAACCCTTGTTAAAAGTGTTTCAAGGCTATATAAAGAGCCTTTGCTTAAACTCTTACGCATAGCATTAGCTATTGTTTTCTCCAGAATGGTTGCCTTTGGATTATCAAATACGGACTTCAATTCATCTAAATCCATTGCCATCATTACCTGTATAGTATCGTTTATTTCAGATAGCTTATATCCTGCATCCCTTAATAGGCTAACATACTTTTTAGGTCTGCCATTTGGATTACCACTTTGACCTTTTACAAAAGGTATTAAATCTTCTTTTGCCATATCTCTCCGTTTCTTTTTATTATTAATGTTGAGTCAAGTTTTAGCATTCTGTCAACTATTACCTGACAATATTTAGGGTCAAGTTCCATTCCGTAGCATTTGCGTTTAAGTTGGTGTGATGCTACCATTGTGCTTCCACTACCTAAAAATAAATCCAGTACTAACATTCCTTCTTGACTTGAATTATTTAAAGCATTTTCTATTAATGGAATAGGTTTCATTGTTGGGTGCAAATCATTCTTTAATGTCCTTTGAAATTCCCATATATCTTCCTGCTTGTATCTTTCTCCATAAAATGAATTTTCGGGACATCCATAAACGATTGGCTCGTATCTACTTTTATAATCCTTTCCACTTAATGTAGCTTGATTTTTTTTCCAAATAATGATTGACTTCCAAGCAAACCCCATTTCTTTTAATGGATTAAGTAATAAATCTAATTTTAAATCACAAAAACTAAAATACCAAGCACCTTTATTAAATAATAAAACATTTGATAAAACTTGTTTGATAAATTCAATGAATTCATCATCAGGCATTGAATCATTTTTAATCTTATCGTGTTTTGTATTTGCTCCTTTATGTCGTAAAATCTCAATTCCATCTTTTGTTGTATTGCTTAATTCTTGTCCTTTAAAATCTACATTATAAGGAGGGTCAGTAAATACCATATCTGCCTTATTGCCAAACATCAACCTTGCTACTTGGTCGGTATCCGTACTATCCCCACATAATAACCTATGTTCTCCTATCTCAAATAAATCCCCTAAAACAATATCAGTTTCAATACCGCCATCTGGTACTGCAAAATCATCCTCTTCTGCTTCTAACACCTCTGCTTCAAAGTTAGGTATATCTAATCCCCAATCTGTTAACTGCTCCGCATCCCAATTATTTGCAAGGTCATCCCAATCCCATTCTCCATATCCAACATTATCTTTAACGATAAATTCCTTCTGTTGTTCTTCTGTTAATAAACTTGCCTTTATAATAGGTATTGATTTCAATCCTGCCTCTTTACAAGCCTTTAAACGCATATTCCCACCCAATACTACCATATCATCATTTACTACGATAGGTCTTAATTTTAGCATCTCTTGGAACTCCTGAATGGATTTTACAAGTTTCTTGAACTTATCATCCTTTATGATTCTTGGATTGTTAGGGTTAGCTTTAATTTCTCCTATCTTGACTTCTGTAACTATCATTTTTATTATTTTAAGGAATTATAAACAGATAAGACATTAGGGATATATAAACTTTCTTTTGCATTTTTATAACAATCCATCGCGAAATACGCATCGGCATCGTATCTATCTAATAGCCATCTTGTATTTACACATTTAGAAGAAACTATAAAGTTATGACTATCTATAAAATTAGGTATAATTTCCTTCCCTTCCAATCTTAATGAGCCATCTTTGTTAGATTGCTTAAATGATATGAAGTCTGCATCTTTATCTTTTACCTCATCCCATAACTCTGGATGAATGATTGTATCATCATCATTAAAATAAATATGTCCTTCAGTAACTAAGTTAAGAGCAAAGTTTCTTTGTGCGTTTCCATATATACTATTAATATCCTTGATACAATATGCCTCGCAATTTTCTGGTGTTTCAGGTATTTCTAATCCATCAAATACAACAATCCATCTGCAATCTTTAGGTATACTTTCAGCAATTACTTTTAAATTCTGTGGTCTTGAACAAGGTGTTATAATATTTAAAAACATCATTTATCGTTTTTATGTAACACCAATAGTTTATCGTTATTCCATCCTAAAGAATTCTTTAAGTTATGGTTAGCAAATATAAATGTTGCAGAAGAAAAGTAATCAGGATTGATAGCATTACAATAATCTTCTTCATTGGCATTTATAAATATATCTTCAATTATTAGAATTCCTCCTGTATTTAAATGTTTATAAGCCTCATTAATAAACTTTATTTGGTCTTCAAATAGGTGTGTTGAATCCTCTATCAATATATCAAACTTACCTGCAACAGATAGTCCTTCAGAGATTGAATTAACATCTTTTACATTCATCTTTATATACGTGCAATCAATATCATCTGCTTTTGCCTTATCTAATCTGGCATCAAACCACTCAAAACCATATAGTTTAGCATTGGGAAAAAACTCTCTCCAAGATAGCATTGAATTGTTGTCTAAGATTCCCAACTCCCCAAGTTTGATGTCTTTATACCTAATGTTAGAAAATAATAGATTGTATATTGATGTGTATGCGTGTTTGTGCAAGTTAGCATCTGTGTTATAAGGGGATTTATCTGTTGGATACTTTACACCAAGCAGACATAAATCTGTTATTGAACTGGTTGAATCTATTGAAATACTATTTATTTTCATTATATATATCTTGAGCCATTACTTGAATGTGCGTGTTTACACTTTAATTCGTGATTGTTATAATATTTAAATTCATTGATAGCATCTATGCAAATAAAAGCATCTGGGAAGGCTTGTAAATAATCCTCTTGATAACGGAATGGATGTTTCTCTATCATACTCCGCTTATAAATTGTGCATCCAGATAAAACGTGGTCAGTATATTGTATGCCTGTTAATCCGTAGTTATGATAACCCTCATAATATAATGCACCTATTGCTCCTGTATCAGAAGGCAGGGTTTCAATATTTTCTAAAAGAGTATCTATTGTATTTGGCGGAATAATGACATCACTTTCAGCTATTAGAAAGTATTTATAATTATACTTTAAAAAAGTATCACGCAAGAACAAAACCGATTCTGTTACTTTCCTGTGGAATCTTGTAGTGTTAGGCTCTTCTGGTATATCTAAATTAAAAATATTGCAGTTAATTATATTTCGCAATTCATTTGCATAGTTGCCATTATCGTTTGTATTATCAACAATATAGATATGTTCTGTGCTGATATTGTTTTGCAAGGCATTGAAAAATTCAACATCACAATAGCTTTTAACCTTGTTTGTATAAACTGCTAAAAATATGTCAGTAGGTTTTGCCATAACTTTCTATAAATGCTTGATGCTTTTCTTTTAAAAATTCTGTATGTTGCTTTTTATCTCCATACTCCAGATGACAACTCCTGCACAAACCCATTAGATTTTTGATTTCATCTTTATTCTTGCTGCTACCCATACCCCTGCAATCAATATGATGAACATCAACCATTCTTGCTCCGCACATTTCACAAGCCATAAAATCATCTTTGACATATCCAAAATAATCTAAATATAACTTTGTATGTTTTTTCATAACGTACCATCTTGCAATGGCTCTTTTTTATCATCCTCAATCCTTCTATACCTCTGCTTCCAAATAATGTTACACAAAGATATACTTTTATTTACAATTTCATCCTCTTCTGCTTCTGGATATAACAGATGCAATGTTTCGTGAATAAGTATCTCTAAATGTTTCTTCCCTTTTAATCTGCTATCTAAATATACTATGCCTGTGGAATCTGCTAAACCCCATACTTTTTCCTTACCTAATTTTTTATATATAACTTTAATCTCCACCCTTTAATTCTAATAAGTCCATTCGTTCTGTTTCACTCACTTCAATCTTTGTTTTACCTCGCACCTGTGCCAATGCTCTTCTGTATACCTGTTCTTTGTTTTGTAAGTCCATAAGCCTTTCTAATAAAAATGCTTCTTGTTGCTCTAATGTCATTTTGTTTACTTTTTTTGGAATCATAAAACTTTGCCTTTATATATTCTTTTATTTTGAACTTGAAAATCATCTCCATCTATTTCAATAAATGCAAATCCGTGATTCCATTTATTTAATGGCATATACATAGGGTGTAATTCTGATAAACAACCTACACTCCAAGTAGTTGTAATCTTACCATTCATATCAGCTTCTGTGTGTTCACTTGTTTGATGATTATGCCCTTGCATAGCACTAACCTTACCTTTTGTAAATAAACCTCTGGCAATGTTTACAGGACTGAATGAACCAAAGTATTCGTGTCCGTGAATGATATTGAGTTCCCCTGCCTTCATAATTCTTTTGTCTGCTATTATCTCAATTCCTTCTGCCCTTGCTTTAATAATGTTAGCTAACTCAAAATCATCTATTCCTGATAACTCTCCTGCTTTCATCCAAAGATAATGCTCATACCTCTCTTCGTGATTACCTATCTTAAAATAAATCTTTGCATCAAAAGTTTTTTTCAATATAGTAATGAAATCTTTAAACGATTCCAACTCTGAACTAAAACTCCTTTTCTTTGGGTCTTTAGCATATCTACTTAATCCGAAGAAATCTAATGTATCTCCATTTAGAAGAATGGCATCTGGTTTTTGTTTTTTAGCCCAATCGAACGCAATCGTAAGCGAATTAACAGAATGGTAAGGGATATGTATGTCAGAGAGTACAAGCAACCTTTGTGCATTAATCTTAAAAGGCTCATAAATAGTTTCATCACTTGATGGCAGGTTATAAGGATTATATGGTCTGTTTTCTACTTCTTTTCTTATTGTGCTTCTATTGTTCCCCATCTTGCCCTCAATAGCTCTTAAACTGCTTCTAACTGCTTCTGGACTTTTAAACAATAGTTGATTATCGTTATAAATAATTCTTGCAAGTTTTAGACTTGGCATATCCCACCCATACTTTTCCCTGTATTCAACACAAAGATTAGCCTTTGTTGTAAATGGTTTTTCCGTGTTCTTTTGTTGCATAAAGTATTTGTTTTCTGTTTAATGGAGAATAACTTATATGCACCCAATCAGGATTTTCTTTTGTTCCGAACTCCCAAATAAGTTGGTCAAATGGTAAAGTTTTTGCATAATCAAAGATAGCACTATTTTTTATATCAGTACCATCCATATCAATATCAATAGCCATTCCTCTGTTATGTTGGCTATTTAATGCACCACCAATAGAAGAATTTAAAGCCTGACTCCTATATCCTGAACTAATATAAATTGGTGAGCCAAAATGATTTCTAATCGGCTCAAAAATATGCTCTGCTAACTGCTTTAAGTTTTCAATATGCTCTGGAGTTGGCATATTTGATATTCCTAATCTCTTTGCAGATTCACTTCTGATAAGTTCTGCTAAGTCAAGGTGTTCACTTATCTTCATCTTTTTTAAATATTTTTTCTGCAGTTGTTAATCCTAAAGCAGCCATTGCTATCCCACAAACTGAATAAACTAAAGCATCATTTGGAGTATGAATTAATTTACCACAAAG